CTGAGAATCTTGTCAAAACCCACAAAGTCGCCAGCTAGCCAGTTCTCGCCAGGAATCTCACAAGATTCCTGGTACAACTCATGCCACTGCTCAGAATGTGCGTTAAGCCCAACAGCAATCCGGAAAAGGGATCTTCTCCTGACCATCACACGACACATTCCCATGGAATACATTCGCATGGCAGTCAAGTAATCAACCGGACACATGTAAAACCCCCGGGTTTTACATTCCAGCACCTTTCGTGCCGAAACCATATCATCCTTGAGATGTGCAGTGAAGATGGGATGCGAGCGTATCCCTTCTTGAGCTTTGGAAATAATGCTCTCCACACGATCCACGATATGTGTATCGTATTTTCTGCATCGATCCCACTCCTCAAAAGGACCATCAAAGGAAAGGTAGGCCTTCTTTGGCCCAGGCAAACCGTGTCCTGCAGCAGTCGTGAACTTCTGAGCATCCACATTAGGAACACGAGGAAAGCCGTTAACGGCCACATCGAGTGTGACAGGGTGAATATCCTGAATATCTTCTTCAGTAAGACCACTCTGAATGTGGCGAACCATGGAACTGGCGCAAAGTCGGAGTGTAGACTCCCTCATACTATGGGTAGGATGAAGGTACTCCTTCAAGATGTTCTGCTGCGGAAGCCAACCTGACATCACTGGTTGGAACAATCGATCTTCTATGCCCAATAATTGGCCTTGCGAGCAGCTTAGAACGTATTCAGCAATCGCAGTGTGTTTGCCTGTGGCCTTAAACCGTGGTCTAAAGCCTTCAAGGCGACCCATAGAGACTATCTGACCGTCACGATGATACTCAGTGAAAAGTTTTGCTTTCTTTTCCAAGGAAACAACCTCCATCTGCGCCACAGGCACAGCTGGTTCCACAGTACCAACATAGGAGACATCTGGGGAGCACCCAAAATCCTCCCAGAAGAGTTCGGTAGCATGGGAAATGCTCCTCAAAGGGGTAAGCGCACTATGTATTGCCACAATAACCGGACCCCTTGGGGTGTGCATGATCAAGGGGGAACCGCAGTCCCCATACTTTGTCTGTTCTTTGACAAAGCCTTGGTAGGTTGGACCAGTGAGCACAACATCGTCACTGAGTACGATGTTGTTTTCAGGAATTCTCCTAGCACCCACCACCGGAGTAATCACCGTTCCTTCTTTCCGAACAATGAAATACTCACAGCAGCCTTGAAAGTCAAATGATCTTCGAGGGAAGCACTGACTGATGTTGCGAAAGAAGGAGGGCATAGCCCAGGTCTTAACAATGGCCAAGTCTCTTCCCGGAAGCATGTCAACCATACTTGGTTCAAGCTCGATGTCAAACGTGGGATTAGTACCCTCAGGACGCGAAGCGCCTAAGTGAACTGTGATAGTCAGAGGGTAAAACACTGAATGGGCGTTCATGACAAACGTCTCCTGATCAACAATCAAGATCGTGGTTTCACCCTTGAATCCAGTGCCACGAAAGGTAGCGCGTTTCACATTGTGACTGAGAAGTTGATGAAGTTGACTTGTATTGTTCGGCTTCCGAGGACAGAAGTCGAGGCTAGTCAAGGACCGCTCAGAAACGGTCCATACGTTCTCTTTTTCTTCCTCACGAACAATTGGTTTTCGTCCAATAGTGTGTACCGAGACTTGTGGATCCGTATCCGGAAAGAGTCTGGAAGAGATGAGCTTCCACAATCCATAGATGGTTGCCGCGGAACACAATGTCACAATGATGACCACAAAACGATTGGCGCCCTTAAGGCGGAAATCGTAGTATGAAGCTGCAGCATGCAAAGTGTTCACCTTCCACTGAGGAACATTGAACATGCGAGAGCAACTCCATTGTACCATCGGGAAGGAGCCCACGTAGTTGACGCTGTGGAAAATCCATCTATGGGAAAAGTACTGCATACCTGCCCACTGACACACTCTTTGTGAGATGGAAGAAGAGGATTCATCCTCAGATTCCAGGATATCCACGACATCTTGCTCAGGAGGTTTGAAATCTCGAGCATGGGCATCCACAAAGTCTATTGCGGCACGATAAATCGAGGGGTCATCCCAGCCAGCCCCAATGTAGTTGGGCAACTTCTCATTGAGATAGACGTCTAAAGCGGCCATCTGATACTTGTCCCATTGCAGTGGAGTGATGTATGGCAGGAGCGCTTCCTTAACCAACTTCATATGCCCACGAAAGAAACTTCGTTTACCGCCCAGTGAGGGTTTAAACGAAAGGTAGCTTTCATCCTCCCCACGATCCCAACCTCGATAAGAGAGAG